GGGCGCTTCCTGCGCTCCGCCCGGCTCAACCTGACTGGCTCGATGCCTCGCGCCTCTAGCGCCTCTCTGGCCGTTTTAGCGGCATGGCACGGATCGCGGCACAACCACTGGAGGTTGCCCATCTCCGTCTTGCCGCCCTTGGACGTGGGGATGATGTGGTCGCACTCGCCATCCTCAGTCACCCGCCAGCAGGCTTGGCATGTGTACTGGTCCCGGCGCTTGACTGCCTCTACCAGCCGACGCCATGGCCTGCCGCCTCTGCCCCTGCCCCAGCGGTTGACAGGCTCCGGATGACCCTTGCCACCCTTCGCCCTGTCGCCCATCACCGCATCCCCTTGAACCCCTCCGGCAGCGCCCGCGATTGCGGCAGCTCGCCTTCCTCTCCCTCGGGGTCATTGACGTACAGGTACACGTCGGCCAGCCGTTCCAGCGCGTCAGCGATGCGATTCAGCGCAGCCGACAACTCAGCCGCCGTCCCCTGGATTCTCTCGTCGCTCATCGCCCACCTCGCCGTGGATGCCTAGCGCCTTGCCTGCTGCCTCAGTGACCGCCAGAACCGCGCCCAACGCGGCAGCCTGTACCTGCTTGCCCTGCTCCTGCTTCTTCCTGCGCTTCTCGGCCAATGCTTTCCTGCGGCGCTCACATGCTTTGCAGCCCATCAGAGTTCCCTAGTTCACCGTCTCCGGCCCAGCATTCGCCTCGTACACGTCCGCCGCCGCCCGGAGCAGATCCGCGACAACGTGGCCCGGCAGGCTCAGGCCGATCAGCCGGACGCCGCCCGATTCCAGCAGTCGCAGCGCAAAGCCAACTTGCCCCTGCTCTTGGCAGGCCTGAGCGAACGCGATGCCCAGCTCGTCCAGGGTCATCGGGTCGCCTCGTATGCCTCGATCAGGGCCTGGACTCGGGCGTCGCAGGCGGCTCCGACTCCAATAGCAGCCGCGACAAGCTCCGCTCCGCGTGCAGCGGCTGCTTCAGACTCTGCGGTAGCGGCGGCCTCTCTGGACACGCTGGCGGTTGCAAGAGCGGCGATTTCGCGGCGCAGCCGGAGGTTGCCAGCGCGCAAATCACGAGTGCGAGCTTCAACTTCACGTTCGATTCGCTCCTGTTGGGCCGCCTGGGCCGCCTCGATCTCAGCGATCCTTCCGACCGCCCTGCGCTCAGCCTCGCGGGCCCTGCCCTCTGCCAGCGCCACCCGTTGTGCTGCGTCACGCTGCGCCATCGCGAGCGCACGCTCTGCTCGCTCTGCACGCACAGCGCCGGGCTGATAGCCAACCCACGCGCCCGCGCAGAACGCAATAGTGAGACCCAGCGCGTACACGTAAATCCGCGCAGAGGCGCTGGGCATATTGATCATTTCTCAGCCTCTCCGATGCAGACGCGATACTCCGCCTGCCTGCGCAGCGTCAGACCGCGCACAGTCCGCCCGCCCGCCTTGTCCCACCGCAGGAGCTGGCGGCACCACACCTGCGGCGGCTCGCCCGCGTTGATCTGGCGCACCAGCGTCGAATTGCACGCCGCAGCAGGACCGACGTTGTACGCCCACGACGTGACAGCCGCCCACTGATGCACCTCCAGCGGGCGGTGGATGCACTTACCCACCGCGTCCGCATACCGCGCGACACTCTCACGCAGCATCGCGTCGCACTCGTCCGGCGTGTAGCTGCGCATCTCTACGCCAGTCTGGCCGTAGCAGACCGTCCAGACGCCAACAACGTCCTCGTATGGGTCCGTCTCCAGACCCTCCCACGGCCTGATGATCGCCGCGGCAGCGATCAGCACCGCCGCAACCGTGCCGCCGATGACTTTACCGCTCAGATTCCTGGGCGCGCTCACGATACTGCCTCATGCGAGCGATGAACTCCTCATGCTCGCGACGGTCACGCCTACGGTTGAAGTACCACTGCACCAGCAGGCCGAGCACGCCCACGATGATGCCGCCCAGGGCGGCGAACTCGTTGGCCGTCAACCCGAACACAAATGCGCTCGCCCCGCCGCCGTACGTCCCGACCTTGCCGGCCGCAACGCCGGCCGCGTCGATGTCCCTTAGCACATGCATCCCCCTGAAATGACTGCCGGTTACGGCTCAGCAGTCCGCTAGTTGACCGGCTTCAATCGCCGCGTCGGCTTTTCCTCGGCCTCGACGTTGACCCATTTCCGCGTGGCCCCGTCCAGATAGAACAGGTCGCCACCACGGTACTGCATCGCCAGAACGCCCTCGACTCCGCTGTCCGGCAGCAGGAAATCGGGGTCCGCCACCCAACAGGTGTCCTCCGGCAGGTACACCGCTTCGCCCGGAACCCACTCGATATCGTTGTCGTCAGGCTCGGTCATGGGGCGCTCCGCAAATAAGGCCGGCGTCCCAATCGGACTGTTGCCGGCCGCCCAGCAGTGCCGGGCAAACAAAAGGGCCGCACATTGCGGCCCTGATTCCTTCATTCAATCTAAGTATAGCTTTTAGCCGGCGTTCTCAGTTCCCGAACCTCGCGCGAATCCACGGCCGCTCTGCATCCATCGCCAGCGCCAGCAGGAACCGCTCGGCGTACTTCCGGACCGCCAGATAGTCCCCCTTCCGGACCTTGAACATCTTGGCGGCCGTCTCGCTGTCCCTGACCTCTTTGCCGACGAACAGGGCGTAGCCGTCCAGAATCGCCGCCCTGACCCACGTCTTGTCCTTGTCGGCTACCTGCATGGTCCCTAGCACCAGATGGCACAGGGCGACACGGTGCCGGACACTCCCTGACCACCGAGCCTCCAAGGCCTCAACTACGACGCCCCGATTTCGGGCATAGGACAGGGCCGCCATGTCCTCAGTCGTGTCCCGCCCAGCCTCGACCCCTGCCAGCAGGCTAAGGAAGTTCGATTCCCCCTCAATCCTGGCGAGGCGTTCGCAGGGGTGGGGCGGATCAGTGGAATACAGGTCGCTCATACCACCGCCTTCACGCGCGCAGACCCGGGTTCGCAATGCACCGCCTGACTCCACGAGCTGCAATCGCGGCACTGGAACCGGCGATACCGCCGCGTCTTTGTGTATTGAAACCCGCGCGACTGGAGCCGGTCACTCCCGCATGACGGGCATACGTGGCCGCCGTCAATAGCGAAGTTGGGCAGGCCACGAATCCAGCCGCCAGACCGCATCCGGTCGAACTCCTCGGCCGTAATCTCCACGTCCTGCCGGTTGTATTCCTCCATCTTCCGGCGCGCCTCTCGGTCACCGGCCAGCACCGCCCTCCACAGACCGAACCCGCCCGTGTCCAGCTTACCCTCCTTGCCCAGCCACAGCCGGCGGGACTCCAGCTTGTTCGACAGCATGAACGTGTCGCGCTTCTGGATGCGCATCAGGTCCACGTTGACGTAGGGGCTCGGGCGGGACAGGCCCATGCGCACGAACTCGGCGTGGAGCCACCGGGTGTCGAATCGCGCGCTGTTCCAGCCCACCACGGCGTCCGCCTGATCCAGCAGCCGGTGCGCCGCCTTGACCATGCGCTCGCGGCCCTTCCATTCGGCCCAGAACTTCGTTTCTTCCTCGCCGTGCCACTTGGCGGCAAAGCACAGGACACCACCCCAGTCGATGACCTGCGACGGCCCGAAGGACTGGTTGAACATGCCCCACGTGTAGACGATGGCCGGCTTTGTTTCGATGTCTATGATCAGGATGCGCACGCGCTCAATCCTCCGCTTCCGTCGCAGGCTCGCTCAGCGGCGGGTTCGCGCCGAAGTCCGACAAGTACGCTTCACCGGCCTTCAGGTGTTCCACCGGCGCATCCTCGTCCGCACGCGCGAGCAGCTCCTGCAACACCGGATCGGCCTCAAACTCGACGGTGCGCTCAGGTGCCACCGCGCCCGGTGCCAGGGGCGCGCCCTCGGCCTCCAGGTGCTTCTGGAGCAGGGCGAGCGCCCGCCATGCCATGCCCACGTAGTCCCCTTCCATCAGGTGCCGAAGCAGCGCGTCCGCCTCGTCGGCGGACTTTGCGCGGTTCCAGTGAAGCGGCTCGCCGGGGTTGTGCTTCTCGTTGTTGACGTAGCTGTGATGGGCGATTGCCGCCAGCGCAGCCGGGAAATAGGCGAACAGGCCGGAGTACAGCGGGTACGTCTTGCGCTCGTCGCTATCGGTGGGGAGCATTCCACGCCCTCGCGGTTCTACGTTGCTCAAATCTAAGCGGATTTTTCGGAAGCGGTGCCGGAAACGTATTTCCGATCTATTGCCGCCCTGCGCCAGTTGCGGATCGTCCGCTCATCAACGTTGAATCGCTCGGCCAAGTCCGCCGTTCGAATGGACAGGTCAAGCAGCAGCTGGTCACGATGGCTGTGAATGATCGACTCAACGGAAGCCAACTCCAGCGGCGCGATGTGCCGCTCGGCCACCTCGCGAGCAACGCCGGCCGCCACTAGATCCTCCACGCACTGCCGCACGATCTCGCTCACCCGCGCGTAACTCATGTCATCCCCCTATCCGTTCACGCACACGCACAGCGAACGCCTCAAGACCAAGGTCCGCCGTGTACCTGTAATCCAGTTCCCATTCGTGGCGCGGATTCCGCTCGTCCGGCACCACGAACCGCCAGCGGTCATACAGCCCGCGATTCGGCAGCCGGTACGCCACGCACGGCAGGCAGCCGCCACGTGCAACAGCGGCGGCGCGGGCCTGATCCCACCACGCGCCAATCGAAAGCCGCGCCTGGTTCTTGACCTCCAGCAGATACGGCCCGATGAGCTGCTCCACGTCTCCGTGCTGTGCCTTCTGGTACTGCTTCAGGTTCCGCGTAGCCTCGACCCCGAGATACTCGCGGAGCAGGCCGCACAGCTCGCGCTCGGCACGCGCCCCCTTGTTGCGAGAGTAGGCACCGCTCATGACCTCCCCCTGTTACGTTCACCGTAAACCCAATGCCGCAAAGTCCCGAGCGGCACCCCTGTCGCCCTGCTGATACTCGCCAGCGAGCGCCCCTCTGAGCGCATCGCCAGCGCCCGAGCCTTCGTAGCCTTAGGCCAGTAGCAGGCGTGCGGCATCCTAGGAGGCTCAACGCCGATGGATCGCGCCTTGTCCTGAACAGCGCGCGGACTGCGCCCGAGCTGGGCCGCCACCTGCAAGGCGGATCCGCCGCCAAGAGACCGGATCTCTGGCACCGTCCACCGCCTCAGTTTGCCACGCTTGCCGTTGTTGTGGGAGCAGGCGCCGCCCATCAGATCCTCCACACCAGTTGCCCCGCGCTCGCGGGATAGCGCCAGTTGCGCGCCTTCAGGTCAAGCAGCTGCTCAGTCAGCGGCCGGGGCCAAATCTCGTCACGGTTCGGCGCCTTCACCCGGCCCGGGAATTTCCGATTCCGCTTTTTGCGGGCGTTCGCGTACTCGCTACGGCACGCTTTGCAGTGCGAGTGCCGACCGTCCTTCGAATTTTTGTACGGACTGAACATGTCGAGCGGCTTGCTCTGTCCGCAGCGCGTGCATTTCTTCACCCCAACACCCTCCTCAGCGTCTCATTCAGCGCGTCGATTTCGTCCATCTTGTGAATCTTCCACATGGTCCGGTCGCCGTGAATACCCATCGGCCCCCGATGGCAGTCCGGGCACAAACCGATCGTCGTGAAGTGCAGGCCCTGTTTGATGTGATGCGCCTCCACGATCCCGGCCGCACCGCAGACCGCGCAGCCCGACTCCTTCACCCGAGCCAGGTGGGCAGACTCGGCGCGGGTGATTGCTTTGGCGTTTTTCGTCCTCACGCGGCCATCTCCCTCGGATCAAAACCACGCGCCAGCAAAACCTTATCACACCACTGCACCGGCTTCGTCTGCGTCGGGTCGTATTCCCACGGTGCGTCGCCGATGGCGAATGCCAGCGTGATCGCCTCCGTGCATTGGGCCTTCGTCAAGTCGAGGCTCGACCCGCCCAGCATCACGAATCCCGGCGCACCCTCGCCCCGGTCAATCCCCGGCAGCAGCCGCCAGCCCAAGATCGTGCCGGAGATGAAGTGCCGCCAATCGTCCTTGCTCAGCCGGAACCCGTGCCACGTCATGCAGCGCGACAGGTCGCCGCACGCTGCGTTGAACAGCCGGCGTTGGTCGTCGCTCAGCATTTCCTGCCAAGGCTCAGTCATTCTATCAACCTCCCTCAACCTGCGCGTCCTCGATGCGGCGACAGGCGATGGCGAAGTACTTGTCGTCGCGCTCGATGCCGATGAAGCGCCGGCCCGTGTTCGCGCAGGCTACGCCTGTTGACCCGCTACCCATCGTGAAGTCAAGCACCGTTTCGCCGGGGTCCGTGTACGTCTTTACCAAGTCCTCCATCAGCGCCACCGGCTTCTGCGTCGGATGGTGGCCGGTGTAGTCCTTCGGGTATTGCAGGACGTTCGACTTGTATTTCTGGCCTTCTGGCAGGTTGAAGCGGCGTTTGAAGCGGCGGTTGATTTCCTCTAGCTCGGCGTATGGCTTGAACCATTCCAGCCGATCAATCCCGTACATCTGGCAAAGCTGGTCATACGTGCGGCGCGTACACAAGCTGAACTGCATAGAGTCGTAGCGCATGAAGTGGCACACGCCCTGGTGCCCCATCTCCGCGAACAGCTCCCGCTTATCCTTTCCGATGTGAGCGAACAGCCGTTCCGCGTAGCCCCGCAACGGATGCTGCGCCAGCGTGTCGTACTTCTTGAAGAAAACCAGCACGTCCTCGGTGTAGGAGACGGGGGCTTTCTTCGACACCAGCGCGTTAGCGAAGTGATCCTTCAGCCACGTCATTCGGTAGCTAAACGGCAGGTTCCCGTGAGCCTCGGTAATCAGTCGGGACGTGTACGGCTCCTGCGAGAACAGAACAAGCGCTCCGTTCATCCGCAACACTCGGTTGCAGTGCGCGAACACGGCGGCGGGGTCCAGCGCATCGTCCCAATCCGTCTTGCCTTCGTCCCAGCCGTCAAGCCCCGCGCCCTTGACAGTCCCATAGGGCGGATCACAGATCACAGCATCGACGGACCCATCCGGCAGCCCCGCCATCACCTCTAGACAGTCGCCCATGTACAGCGTCGCGTTGCCGATGATGACGGGGGCGCTCACGGCTCACCCTTCCCCCGCGCCGCTTCGAGGGCGGCGGCTAGTTGGTCCCGCTCCTCAATCAACGCCCGGATGGTGTCTGGGTCGCAGGCGGCGATCATGGCAGCGTTGGCGGCACCGCTGCCGCCGTTCGCTTCATGCGTGACTTTCGCGATCCACCAACCGAGACCGCCGCGGCTGATAGAGAATCTGTAGCCATCGCGCTGCATATCGCGCGGCAGCTCCTTGGGCACCCACGGCCCCGGCGTCGGCCCCATCTCCAGCGCGGCACGGATGCGTTCGTAGCGGTCATTGCTCATGGCCTTCCTCCTGGTCTCGCATTACTTCTTCCCCTTCTGAATCCAAGCTTGCCTCAACAGGTCCGCAACCGCAACCCGGCAGCTCGGCGCGCTGCAATCTTTGTGCGGGCACACCGCCGGAAACGACTCCAGCAGCGCCCGGAATTGCTCCGCATCGCGGGGCAGGCTCGCCGCCTGCTCAAGTGCGCGAAGGTGGCAGCGGGCGATCATGCGAACCCCGCACGGAACCCGCGCGGCCTCCGCTCTGAGACTGGCTCGGGCGCTTGCGGAAGCGGCCCCTCCCAATCATCCAGACGCATCACGTCGAATCGATTACGCAGGTGCACCCGCGCGCCCGCGCGGATGTTCCGCCCTTTGGCAAAATGCAGCTCGACAACGCCACGCAGATGCGTTGTGTCGTCGTAGTAGTCCTCGCGATGCAAAAACGCGATCACGTCACCTTTCTGCTCCAACTCGCCTGACTCACGCAGGTCCGCCAGCGTCGGTCGCCTGTCCGCCCTGCCCGCAACGTTTCGGTTCAACTGCGCCAACATCACAACCGGGATGTTCCACTCCTTCGCCAGCGTCTTCCCGCGCTGCACGATCTCACCGAACTCAAACCTAGCCAGCTTCGGGTCGATCCGGAAATCGTGGATGTGGTCCACGATCAGGCAGTCTAGCGGCTGCTTCGCATGCATCCTGCGTGCCCTGGCCTCGAACTGCCGGACCGTCAGCGACGGCGTGTCATCGATGTACAGCGGGGCCCGCTTGAGGTCCGCGATGGCTGGCGTCAGACGCGAAGTATAGCCATCGTCGTCATGTGCGTTCGGTGCAATGATCCAATCGTGAGGGACGTTCGTCAAGGACGACACCGCGCGTGCGATGCAATCCGACATCGACATTTCCAGCGAGAAGAACCCAACCGAATTCCCGCGCATCGCGAGGAACGTCGCCAGGTTCAACCCCCAGACCGACTTGCCCATACTCGGACGCGCTGCGATCAGGTACAGCGTCGCCGGTTGCAGCCCGTGCGTAACATCGTTGACGCCTGCCCACTGCGTGGGCAGCCCAGTCATCCGGTCGCCACGCTCGTACAGCGACGTAAACCGCTCAAACCACGGCGACAGCCCGTCGGCGATGCGACGCAACCCGCCCGCCTGCGCCGGCTGCAACTCGGACAGACGACGCGTGGCCTCGTTGAGCAAATCGTCGCTCATTCGGCCCTGTGGATCGAACGCTGCGTTCGCCGTTTCCGTGGCGATCTCAATCAACCTGCGAAGCCGGGCCTTGTCCGCCACGATCTCGGCGTAAGCGCGGATGTTCGCCGCCGACGGCGTGGTGCTTGCCAGCTCGATCAGGTAGGCGCCCCCCGCCACGTGCTCCGACAGCCCCTGGGACTCGAACCACTCGCCAACAGTTACCGCGTCGAAAGGACGCCCCGCCGTCGCCAGCGATTCCACCGCCCGCCAGATCATCTGGTGGTCGCGGCGGTAGAAATCCCCCTCCGTCAGCAGGTCGCACACCACCGGCCACGCCTCCGGCACCAGTAGCAGGCCGCCCAACACCGCCTGCTCGGCCTGCACGGACTGCGGCGGGATGCGGACCGGATCGGCCTCATCGCGCCCGTACAGCGCCGCCATGCGCTCGATTTCGGCGCGGGTGTCAATTGCGCTCATGCCGCGGCCCTCCGCGCCTCGGCCTCCAGCGCTCGCCGGAGCATCTCGCCCTCGGACGTCAGCACGCACTGACCGTCAGCCGTGAACCGCCACAGCTTACCCCAGTTGCCCGCCACCGCGTTGCGGAACACCTGCCGCCAGTCGGCGTACCGCTTCGTCTTTCGGCTCCCGGTGTACGTCCGCTCAAACCACGACCAGGCCAGCGCCAGCATGTCATCCGGGATCCCCGCATCGGCTGCGAAACGGAAAACCGGGTCATCGGGAGGGACCGCGTCCTCGCCCTCCGGCAGAGAACTAACCCATGTCGAAAACTGGACGGAGGGAGTGCGCGCGGATTTGCGCGCGCTTCTCTTATCCTGTTCCTGTTCCTGTTCCTGTTCCTGGTTAGCGAACGGTTTCGGAACGGTTTCGGAACGGTTTGCGTCCTGGTTCCATTCGATCCCGAGGGAATCGCCGTAAACCCGCATGAAATCAGGCTTCCAGACGCATTCGTCAGGGATCGTCCGGGCAATTTTGGCCGCCGCCTTCCGCTGGTTTGGGTTCTCCGGCGGGTTCCAGTCGAAATGCTTGACGATCCACACCCATTTCGTGGTTTCGCAACGGTTAGCGAAACCGTTAGCGAACAGTTCCCGGAACCCTTCGCGAACCCTTTCGGGAGACCACTGCAAGTCCTCGCAGGCGTACCCATCGGGCAGCCGAAACACGCCAGCAATCGTCCCGTGAGGACTGGTCAGCAGGTACAGCGCTAGCACCCTGGCGTCCTCACTCAGCCCTCGGATCGTGGTGCTAGACCAGAATGTGGTGTGCACCTTCCCGTAATCACGCACTGTTCAACCCTCTGCAACTCCAGGAACCCGCATCCGCCAACCTGGGAGCTTCAGGCTGTCCGCCGGCCATGACCCCGGCGTTAGGCGTGCGGGTGAAGATCATTCGATATCCAGCTCAGGCTGCGGTGACGGGCGACGCTGCCTGCTCCAGGCGGCGGACGAGGATGCCGCCCAGGACGCGCGCAATCTTGACGGGGAATTTGTGGCGCCTTGCGTAGCAGCGCGCCTTCGCGCAGGCGTTGCCATCGGCCGGCAGCACCACTTCGTCGCCGGCGTTCTTGAGTTGAGCGAGCTGGGGGTACTTGAGCGGTCGTGCCATTGGTGCCTCCTCGGGTGTTGAGTTACGCCGCGATGCCCTCGCGGCAGGGGCGGTCATTCCGCACTCACCCAGATCAACCTCCGGGGCGATTTCTCGCAGACCAGGAAGTGACCTGTCGGGGTCGGCTCGAGCCTGAATGCGTAGTCAGGCTCCATACGCTTCAGTATGGCTTCAATTCGGTCCCGGGGCATCGTGGTATGCATCATGTCGCCGGGGTGCAGGTTTAGCCAGTCGGGTGGAATTAGTGGCGCTTTCATGCCATCATCCTACCACCGGAAGCGCCATTCTATCGTTCTACACATGGGATGCTGATTTCTACCAGCCCCATTGTTCCGGCGAGCCAGGAGGGGCTAAGATGCGCCCATCGAACGAGCTGGTAGAGAGCTGAGCATGCCCACCGCATACGACACATGGCTTGAGGGCAACTGCGGCGTGGATGAGGCCGCCGAGGCTCGCGCCGAGCTGGCGGCAGAGTTGGCCGAGCAGTACCGGGGCAACGGCGAGAAACTGCGCGAGGCCGAGCAGTGGATTGCCGGCGAACTCGGTAGCGAGCACTGCGCCGCAGTCAACCTGGCCCTGTACCGGCTTCACCACACCGAACCTGCGCGACTGTTTGATACCGATCTGCTGGGGGAGCTGTACAGGCTCGCTGCGACCGTTGCACTGCGGATTGAAGTGAAGCTCTACGAAATGGCTGAGCAGGACGTCCTGGACGCCGAGATTCAAGCTGAGGCTGATGCTGCGGAGGCGCGGGCTGCGGCCCGCGAGGCGGAATGAACCGTCGGGATATCGACAACGTCCGGAGGCCCCACATGACTGACCGGCGCACTCCCACGCAGATCATCGATTTCGAGACGTTCGCGACGCAGCGCGGCGCGAGCTTCGCTGACTACGGAGATGCAGGAGCCCATAGTCCGGCGGGGCACATGCCCAAGAGCAACTGGCGCCGAGAGATGCAGACGATGGCGGAGCGCAACGCGGAGCTGGCCCAGCGTCGGTCCGAGCTGTGGGAGGAGTACCAGCGCCTGGTGGCCGAGGGCAAGGTTCGCCCACCGACGAGGATTGAGCGATTGATTGAGGCCGCAAACGGCCACGAGGACAGGGCGCAAACGCACGCCGCCCGACGCGTGTTGGCCAAGCATGGGATCGACTGGAGGACTGAGCGATGAGCAACGACACTAACAACGGCGGACCGGCGTTTCCTGGCCAGTGGTACGACTTCCAGCCCCTTACGGGTGAGCAGGTTGTGCGCGAGCAGTGGGATGGCATGACCCTGCGCGACTACTTCGCGGCCAAGGCGATGCAGTCCCTGATATCTAAGTACGGCTTCATCAGTGATGAGATTAACATTGCAGCAGAAAAATCATACGTCATCGCCGACGCCATGCTCCGCGCACGGGAGGCTAGCAATGACTGACCGCTACGAACGCATCCGCGAGGCGCTGAACGGGGGTGGGGAATGAAGGCTCTGCTGATCGTCGCGTTTCTCGTCACGTACCTCGCCGCGCTGTCCGCCGCCGAGCGTTCGGATGGGAGGTGCAGGTGACCGTCCCCGCTGACCCCCGAGCCGCAGTCGAGCAGGCCATCGTCGAGACGCTCAGACGCGAGCGAGAGGAGTTGAGGTATGAGTGACATCAAGCGCGGTAACGAAGGCATCGACCTGGGCACATGGACCGGCTGGGACGGCCCGAACGAGCGCCCTCCGCTGCCGCAGTACCCGCAGCCGTGGGACCTGCCCGAACGCCCGTCGACGGCTAGCAATGATCGAGATCGTGGGCCGGTTCGGAATCTGCGCACTCGTCAGTGCCGCTGCCGGAGGGCTGCTGTGAGCATGCGCGACCGGCTCGCTGCCGTAGCGTGTTATGTTCTGGTGTTCCTCGTGCTGCCCGCCCTTCTCTTTATCGCCGCCGCAGCGCGCGGTTGGCGTCCGTGAGGCCAACATGATTACCCGATCAACCTACGCCCCGACTAACAACGAACGCCTCGCCGCGTGGTACGCGAAAGCTGCACTGGCGGGGCTGCTGCAAGGCAATTCGTTCTTCAAGTTCAAGTGGAGGAAGTGATGGCTAGCAAGAACAAGTACGTGATCCGGTACACTGTCAGGGAAACCGGCGTTCGCGTCCGCGAATACTTCACCAGCAAGCGCCAGGCCGAGGCTTTTGCACGTGAGAACGGCCTCCCCAAGTCCCAGATCAAGGCGATGTGACATGGACGACGAGGACTTCATCGCCGCAATGAGCGTAGGCATCCCGCCGATTGCGCCGCCCGCGCGGGACGAGTCGGAGGAGTGAGTTACGGGGAGGAATGCGCAGGCTGATGCGCAGGCACGCGGAGGGAATTCCCTCGGGCCGGGAAAGCGGGCCGGAAGCCGGCCCCAACCCTGCAGGTGCGAGTACCACGCCGGAGATCAGCGCCGGCCCTCCCCACCCACCCGCAGCCATCCCTCTCTCGTGGCTGCACCCCGCGCCGGCCGGGTAATGCCGGCAACTACACAAACACGCCGGGCTGAGTCCCGGCAGGAGATTTCGATGGAGTACGACCCCAGCCCGCCCTCGGAGCGAAACGTGGACGACGAGTTACCCGACGTAACCGACCCGAGAGACCCGGACCTGCCAGCGCCCGAAGGCTGGCAACTCCCCACAGGGGAGATTCGTTTCTAACCAACCAGAGGAATCGAACGATGGCACTCAAGATTCTCGCCGCTGACGACCCGATCACCGTTGACCGCATCACCGTCTGCCTGTACGGCGACCCCGGCGTGGGCAAGACGACGCTGGCGTTCACCGCCGACAAGCCGCTGCTGCTCGACTTCGACCAGGGCGCGCACCGCGCGGCCAACCGCAGGGACACCGTTCGCGTCACGTCGTGGGCGGACGTTGACGGCATGACGCTGGATGACCTGGCCCCGTACAACACGGTGGTCGTGGACACGGTGGGCCGGATGCTCGACGCGCTGGCTGCGGACATCATCGCAAGAGACGCCAAGATGGGGCGCGGTGGCGTGCTGTCCCAGCAGGGCTGGGGTCGGCTCAAGGCTCGGTTCGTGGCGTGGGCGAAGATGCTCAACGCCTCGGGCAAGGACGTGATTCTGATCGCGCACGGCACGGAAAAGCAGGACGGCGAGAACGTCATTGCCCGTCTGGACGTGCAGGGCGGCTCGAAGGACGAGATCTACAAGTCCGCCGACGCGATGGGTCGCGTGTACATCCGCAACGGCAAGCGCGTGCTGAATTTCGACCCGACGGAATCGGCGTTTGGGAAGAACCCGGCCGGGTTCGGGCTGATCGAGATCCCGACGCCGATCACGCCCGATTTCATGGCGACGATCATCGCGGACACCAAGGCTGCGTTGAACCGGCAGACCGAGGAGCAGCGCGAAGCGGCCAAGCGCCTGGACGACTGGCGCGAGGTGGTGGAGCAGTTGGAGACGGCGGAGGATTTCAACGCCCGTCTGGAGGAGATCAAGACGCAGCCGAAGGCTGTGCAGCAGATGTTCGCGAACGCGGCGAAGGCCAAGGGTTACGTGTACGACCGCAATTCCGGTCGGTACGAGGCTGCGTGATGCTGGCCCGCGTCTCCAACATCGAGGCATTCCGCCAGTGGCGGCTCACGGACGATCCGCCAGAGCCGCTGGTCGAGCGGCTGACGTCGTTCAAGCCGACCGAGGCGATGGAAGCCGGGACCGCGTTTCACAGGGCGCTGGAGCTGGCGCAGCCGGGCGAGTATGACCGCCTGGAGGCCAACGGCTACACATTCCTTCTGCCGGAGGACTGCGAGCTGTACCTACCAAGGGTTCGCGAGCTGCGGTGTTTCCGGCAGTACGGCCCGCTGACGGTCACCGGGCAGGTGGATGCGCTGGAAGGCAAGCGGATCGAGGACCACAAAACCACCGCCTACTTCGCGGCGGAGCGGTATCTGGATGGCTGCCAGTGGCGGTTCTATCTCGACATTTTCGGCGCGGACGTGTTCCGGTGGAACGTGTTCGAGGTCCGCCCGGTCGAGGGCTCGCCGAAGACGTACACGGTGAGCGCCCCGCACGAGCTGGAGGCGTTCCGGTATCCGGCGCTGCACTCCGACTGCATGGAGCTGGCGGAAGCGTATTACGAATTTGCGATCAAACACCTGCCGCGAAAGGGGGCGGCGTAACTATGGCCCGTGGAATCAACAAGGTGATCCTTGTCGGCAATCTCGGCAACGATCCGGAAACCCGCTACACCCAGGGCGGCTTGGCCGTCACCACGATCCGGCTGGCCACCACCAGCGTGCGCAAGGATCGCGACGGCAACACCCAGGAGCGCACCGACTGGCACCGGGTGAAGCTGTTCGGCAAGCTCGCTGAGATCGCGGCCGAGTACCTGCGCAAGGGGTCGCAGGTGTACGTCGAGGGCAGCATCCGCTACAGTGAGCACACCGGCGACGACGGGCAGAAGCGCTACTACACCGACATCATCGCCGACGAGATGCAGATGCTCGGCGGACGTGGTGATGGCGAGCGCCGCACGCAGCGCCAGCCCGCGCCGGCCGATGACTTCGATGACGGAATCATCCCGTTCTAGGAGCCGCCCATGACCACCGAGATTGATCTGCTGCCGATGCCGAAGCCCGAGGGCAGCGGGCTGTACCGAGCGTGGAGCTACGACCAAATGCGCGACTACGCCCGCGCCAACGTCGCCCGCGCCGTAGCACCGCTACAGGCCGAGATCGACGCCTTGCGAACCCGATTGGAGGACACTGTTCGTGACTCCACCAACAAGATCGAGGCGCTGCGGACCGAGGCCGAGCAGCATTTTCAGCAAGCGATGAGCAACGGCGCTAAAGCGCGCGCAGCCCAAGCCCAAGCCAACAACCTGCGTACCGAGATTGAGGCGCTGCGGGCGGAGGTGGATCGCGTGACGCGCGAAAATGAGGCGATGAAGCGCTGCGCCATTAGGTATTTAGAGTGGCTGGGAGTTACTCACGTGTCACTTGATCAGGCTTTGTATGAAGACATGCACAATCCGGATATGTGTGGCGACGCTGCCCTTACCGGCCACCACAATGAGGTGAGCAATGACTGACCGCCAGATCACGCACGCCCCCGGCTGCTGGGGCTGGGGCCCGAGGCACTACGAGTGCGCCGTTGGGCGGGTCATCCGCGACGAGGCCCTGCTGAAGCGGGCACTGGAGGCGCTGGAGTCCGCCGACTGGTACATCGGGCAGCTGGAATGGATCGTCTACAGCCCCGACGACACCGGGACGCACGAGGAGCGAGCCAAGGTGCAAAGCACCATCGCCGCCCTGCGCGAGCGACTGGGCGAGGGAGCCGAGCCATGAACACGAACATCGAAGTGTTGCGGGAGCTGGACGAACTGGTGGAGGCGGCACGTCTGCTGGGCGTGACTCAAGCCAAAAAGGGGTTCGGCTGCCATACGGACGAGGACAGCCGCTTCGAGCGAGCCATGTACGAGAGCATAGACAAGCATCGCGCCGCCCTGCTCGACTTGGAGGCCAAGCAGCCCGCGCCCCAGCAGCCCGCAGCCGTGGACGCCGGCCGCGCGCAGCGCATCCAGGCGCTGGTCGACGGCGTCGAGGTAGATCTCGAGGCTCCGCTGTCGGCGGGCGCAAATGCAACGACACAGACGCATGGCGCGATGCTACGGCAGCTAGAGCCGCAATTGCAGGAGCAGCTTGCGGAATCCGAGAACGCCGCCGCCGCACAGGCCGCCGAGATCGAGGCGCTGCGGGCGACGTCCCCGCTGCGCGACTAGGAGGAATAAGCCGCGCCTCGAAGCGGCATCGACTGGGACGACTTGTTGTGACTCACGTTGCAGCCCTTTTTGTACAGCCGGATGGATGCTATGTGGGACTGCCAGGGGTTGACGCATGGCCGGAACAGAGGGACGCCCGAAAATACCGCGGACCGTGGCCGGTTGTTGCGCATCCGCCCTGCCATTTGTGGGGCGCATTTGCGCCGATCAATTACAAACGGTGGGGCGGTGAACACAACAGGCCGGGTAACGACGGCGGGTGCTTCGCCAGCGCGCTTGAGAGCGTGCGGCGGTTTGGTGGCGTGCTGGAGCACCCGGCAAAGACCCGCGCCTGGGCTGCGCATGGGCTGACCAAGCCTGTTGGGATTGGCTGGCAGCGGTGCATCGATGGCGGATGGGTTTGTGAGGTGTGGCAAAGTGCCTACGGCCACCGGGCCAACAAAGCGACTTGGCTTTACTACCACGGCACGAACCCGCCGTTTGAACTGCGGTGGGATCGGCCCGAAGGTACGCACCAGATAGGGTTCTACGACCAGCGCGGCAAAGCGAGGAACAAGCCGACGCTGGGAAAGCGCGAAGCCAATGCAACGCCAATCGAGTTTAGGGACGCGCTTATCGCTTTAGCACGACACGCGGCAGGGGGACTGCTGCGCGACCAGGAGGAAGGGAAGTGACTGACCTGATCGAGAGGCTGCGCGCCGTGAAGTGGGAAGTGGCCGACGATTGCAGCCGGATGCCGGACGACCCGACGCACAAGTGCGTGTTCGTGGACATGCGCCCCGACGACTTCCGTGCGCTACTCCGCGAAGCCGCCGCCGCGCTGGAAGCGGCGCGGGAGGATGCGGAGCGTTGGCGCGCCCTGCGCGAAATGGACGGGGGAGAGATCTACGCGCTACTCGGCGACTGCGATGGAATCCACCCCGAGCAAGCCGACGCCGCCATCGACCAGGCGCGGGGGAAGGGGGTGTCGGGTGGAGCGTAATACGTGGAAGTCCGTCGAGGTCGCACTCGCGTGCGCATCCATCTTCACGCTCATCGTGGTCTGGAGCAGCAGCGCGAACGACAGGGAGAGGAAGATGGCGCGGGATTGCGACCTGATGGGGGTCACCATGCTCAACGGCAAGCCCTACAGGTGCAGCCGCCTCGCCCCCGACTCCCCCACCCCGCCGGACCCCGGCCATGGGAGGGATGGCGGGGATGGCTGACTGGGCGCATCCCTACGCTGCCCGGCCCGGCGGATGGGCTACACCCCGAAACTGATGTCTCAGGCATCAAATTTCCCGACGAACGGCCATTGACTTGCCGGGCTAGTCGTGAGATAGTATCTCCACGGCCGGGGGCATCCCGGCCACCGCCCCGGCGGAACCGGGGGCGCTCAAGCAGGGGTGAATGATGAACAGCATCTACTGGGTCACAATCACCTACCTCAGCGGCAACACCATCCGCACCGGCTATTTGACTCTCGACGAGGCCCTGGCTGCCGTGGGAGCATGCTCGGACGTGGCCGTGAATGTGGAGATTTCCGAGGGGCCGGCCCCCGACGAACTGGACAGCGAACAGTGAGTGAGAAAAACACCCCAATCGCTCGCTGGCGCGCGCGTGTGGGGCTCAGCCAGCGCGCAGCAGCCGAGGCGCTGGGCATGAGCCTGTCCGGCTACCAGGAGCAAGAGCGCGGGGCAGGATTCGACGGTCGCCCCCGCGAGCCGTCCCGCGTCCTGCTGCTCGCGTGCGCAGCGATCGAGGCTGGCATCCAGCCGATCGAGTAGCGCAATAGGTCGCCCGGGGTGGTGCCCGCTCCTCACGAAGTAAGGGACGCCAACAGCTTCCACTCTCCGCCGTGCCAGACGTACAGGCCGCCGTCGTCCTCGTTGAACACGATGCGGACCTGCGTCCCGGCTTCGTAGAACTGCCAGAAATCGCCATCGGCCACATAGCGCGCCAGGTTGTTGTCCTGCCCGGCCCATGCGCCTGTCGCGCCGCTGGCGACGATGTACAGGTCTCCGTCGGACGGGCTGCCGGGGGGCGCGGTCAGGCTCATGTCGATGACCGACGTCTGCAACAGCGCATCGACTACGTTGAGCGCGAGGTTCAGGCCAGCGGCAGGGTCTTGCGTGCCCTCCGGGACATAGGGGATACCGGTATTGGGTGTCGTCATCAGATAGTGACCTCAATGTACGGGCCAAGCCCGGTGATCTGGTTGCGCTGCTGGACGCGGATCGTCACCGGTCCGACGAACGCGGACAGCGACGTGGTGAGCGCGTTTGCCGTGGTGTCGTGTGTCTGCGTCGTGCTGCCGTCCGTTAGCGTGACGCGGTAGCCCTGGAAGTATGCGCCCATTGCGACGTGCGCGCCACCCCCCAGCCTGCCGACGCCCTGCCACGAAATGACGGCATCCGCTCCGTCGCGGCGCGCCGACAGATACGCCGGTCGGCGCTCGGTCTGCGATGCACCGGTGAATGTGACCGTCGTGATCGTGGCCTCGTCAATCGGGCGCCCAAGCGTCGCCGCGCGAAACGTCAGGCTCCGGCCAAGCCACGCCAATTCAGCCGGGATGAACATGGCGGTGTCCAGAAGCACGAATCGCTCGCCGATGCTGTGCGCCACCGCATCCGTGCCCAGCCGGCCGCGCAGCCAGTGACCCACATCCCAGATGCCAGGCGTCACTTCGTCCACGTCCGCGAAATTGACGATCTCGTCGCCGATGATCGCCCGGTTGCGCCGGTTGAGCATTCCGGACAGGTTCGTGCTGGTCAGCAGCTCGTCTGGCGTTTTGATCCGGATTTCGCACCGGTTCACCGTGTCCGGGAACTCGTGCGGGTGATCGCCCAGCGGGGTCACGAGTTCGCCAATGACGCTGCCGGTTTGGGTTGTCTGCCCGTCGATATAGTTCTGTCCGCCGTCCAGTGACAGCTCGACGTAAGCGCCGGGCCACGCTGGCATGACGCCGGACACGGCGAGGTAGAAGCCGAGCTGGTCGTGCGTGTCGCGCAGGATCGGGATGTCGAGGAACTCGATGATGGTCGGCCCGGCAACGCTGGACGGCGGCCGGGTGACCGGTGCGGCAGGGATGCCCTGCACTTGCGTTGTGTACAGGCTCTGCCGGTCGCGGATCGCCGTGTATCTCTGTTCGCCGTCGTCCGTCTCCACTTTGGTGATGATCGCTCGGACCATTTTCGTGCCGGTCTGGATGAACACCGGATCGGATTCCGTCAGGTGCAGCCAGTTGTCCGGCAGTGTGAAGTTGAGTTCGCCCTTCTGCTGCTCGACCATCAGCCCATGCGTGCGGGCAACAACGCTCGCGGCTTCATCGGCAGAAAGCACAACGGGAGTCTGCAAAGACTGTTCGCCCTCGGACCGCGTTCCTTCCGGCCTCTCGCTTCGCTGCTTGTCGGTATTCAGCCCGCCCGCAACATCGTAGTAGTTCAGGTGCAGGACGCGAGGGACACCGATGGGATCGCCACGCCGGGTGCTTCCCTCTTCAATCGGCTCCCCGTTGTCGATTATGTCATCTTCGTAGATTGTCGCCTTAGCATCCGCGCCGCGCGGGACGAAGTGGACGTGGCCGTTCGCGGATTGCGGGTCGAAGAAAAATATCGATGACAGTGACTGTAGGCTGCCCGAAGCCGCATATGCATTTCCAATTGTGAAGCCGCGCACGATGCGCTGCCAGTCCATTAGAGACAGGCCAAGCCGTTCTGGCGGAAGGTTCGCGCGCTCACATATATCCTCGATGATCATTGGCAGCGTCCAATCCTCATCGCCGCCCCCGTCGTCTACCATGAACTGTAGGCGCAGGTTCGAGTTCATGCTGATGTGGCGCAGGCCAACGGCTTGTGCTGGTGCGCCGCCCGCCCCGATAGGTGGCGTGTACTCCGTCAGAAACCGATCGCGCTGGATACGGTAGCGTACTAAGCCGTTGCGCACATAGCCGAGGATGATGTCGGAGTTGCTCAGGTTCTGGGGCCGACTATCGTCGAGGGTGACGCGCGGGGTGATCCCGACCAGCGGCATGTTCACCACGGCGTTGGGTACTGGATCGAACCATCTGAGGTAGGTTCCGCCCGCGCTATCAACGAATGCAACAGCCGGGCGTCCATTCTGGTCGAAGGAAAGTGAAACCTGCTCCAGGTCTTCCGTGTGCGTGTACCAATTCTCCTCTGCCACGCCCGGGGCCGACAGTAGAATCGCATTCCCTACGGAACGTGCTTGCCACAGTCGCACACGCAGGCCTTGCGACGGGTCCTGTATTGCAATCGGCCCCCAATGGAGGCTGATATCGGCCCGCCGGCTCCAAGGGTTATGCAACTGCCCTTGAAACGCGGTGGGCGAAAACCTGTCTTCTGGGATCATCGCCGCGCCCACGAAATGCGCTGATGGAGGGTGAGTACTTGCGTGTTGAGTTTAGTGATAACCGGGTCGTAGCGAACCTGAAAAGCGGCGCAACCAAATCCGACCGTCACAACCCGGATGTTCCCGTTGCCCCTAGAGATGTCCCACGTGTTTGAAATATCCCGATAAAAACTCCCATCCGTGTACGTGGCTGTTGCGCCAGAAGAGGCTTGACCAAGACGACCTGACGGGACAGAACCCGTATACGGAACCAGATCACCAGAGAACGCCTCATTCGTGTCCGATTGGCTGCCCCGACTCGCATTCGCTGCGGCAACCCATACACTTAGCGGGCCCCAGATTCCTGCATCGTTCACTTTTAGTGCACGCGTGATCGTATCGTGACTATTCGACCCGACCATCACCGTAGCCGGAACATCGGTCAAGTTAGGATAGAGGCGCAATTCATACGTGACCTCGAGCTGCTCATCAGAGGAAATCGGGAAAGCTGTCGGGTTTCCGCTAGAGTCGCGTATCAGTTCGCGCGAGAACAACAGGCCGTTCCCGTTCTGGCCGCTGATCCCGATCTCGGTCAGATTGTTGTTGCCGAGCGCACCAATGGAACTTGTCCAAGTGAGCGTGCGATACGAGTAGTAATCGGGGGAGCCAGAGTTGCCTACAGCTTCACTCGGGTTCGACGTACTCACGGCAGCCAAGAAGTTCTGCAACTGCGTGTCGGTTACTGAAGGGGTGGCCGTTCCAGTGCCGACATGGCAACGGGTGTAGAGTGAATTTGCACCCGCCGAGCCGAAGCGATTAAGCCCCAGATTGGTGATCAGATTATGGAATGGAGGAAGCTCTCGGCACGCTTCCACCTTGAACGTACGCTCACGGGTCACGCGCCCGCTGCGGCGAATGGCGCGCAACGTATACCAGCCCTCAAGGCCAACTTTCGCTTCCGAAAGTCCACCCTCCACGAACCGCCCGCTCGGAATGTAAATATCGATCACGTCAGGTTCCTCCTAGTAAATATCGATCACGTCAGGGTTCCTCCCAGGGCGACGCTGGAAACGCCAAGGGACTCAGGTTCGTAGTTTTGATAACGCAACAGAGTGACTTCCAAGTCGCCCCCTAGCGCGACACTAGAAATGTCCATGGTCTCTGGTTCGTAGTCGTAGTGAAGTAGTGGCGTGACCAGCGTTCCACCAAGCGCCATGCTGGAGATATCCATCTCCTCTGGCGGACTTGCGTAGCTGAGCAATGCGTCTTTGAGCATTCCGCCCAAGGCCCGCGAATCTACCGACATGCCCTCGACCGGGAATGTATAGTGGTTGCCTTTGCGAGCGGACGAGGCGATGCCAAGAGAATCCGTGAAGATCACCGGATAGGGAGGCGTGGTATAGGATCGCGCAGCGCCACGGAACACGCGGACCTGCCATTGCGACCATGCGCCGCGCTGGTCGGTCACGTCTTCGTTGTGGAGTGCGAGATAGGCCGTTCCCCGGAAGTAGGGCGCTTGCCCCACCCCGAAAATCTCCTCCAGCGCAGGAGACGGCCCCTGATCGAATCTGCCTGTGTACCAAGTGGCGTACTCAAGGAACTTCGCATTCTCCGCCGCCATCGACGGATCTTCCGCGTCATAGACGAGGATACCGTTGCGCCACGCCTGCAACAGGGTCGCCTCACCCTCGCAGAACCCCACGGCGTAGGTGCGGTATGCGGATTCCGTTTCGACCTTCGGGCCGCCCTTTCCTTGGCGCTGCCGCTTTTTGACGATGACCGGCCCACCATCAGCGATGACGTTGCCCGCAATCGGATGCGATCTGCCGTAGACGATGGGGCGGAATCCGCCCTCCTGCTGCGTCTGCCTCTGTACATCACCGATTTTCGGTCCGGGGATGACCTGCTGCGACGCAGAATACATGCCGCCGAGTGTCGCGCCAATGGCCCATCCCCATTGGGCGCCGACAGGCCCGCCAATCACACTGCCTATAACGGCGCCGACTGCGCCTAGAACGGGACCTGCGTAATCGCTCACGCTTCACCCCACTTCGGCCGATAGACTTCTTCGACGCACGACAACAGCCGGCCGGACAGCGACGTCTCCACGACGTTTCGCAGGTTGCTAGCGTGAATGATCGATAGACCGCCATGCGGGTGATCAGCAATGATGCCGACGTGAGACGGCTCACCCTTGCCCCAGCGGAACAAGGCCACGTCTCCCGGCATCCAATCGCCGGAGACGGGCTCGCCGAAGTGACGGCGTAGACCCTTCCGCAATTGATCATCCCAGGGGTCGCGGCCGTAACCTCGCGGCACGTCCATCGGCCCCGGCCAGCCGGCCGCCTGCATCGCCACGATCACCAGCCCGATGCAATCCACTGCCCACGGTTTGCGGCCCTGATGCCGCCACGGCACGCCGATCATAGACCGGGCATGCGCGACCACGAGTTCCGCCCCGCTCATCATAAAAGCTCCTGCACGGGATTCTCGCCAACCCATCCGCCGCCACCGGGCAGGTTGCCGCCCGGCACCGAACCCGCGACACCATCGCCAACCGGGATCGTCCACTCGCCCTTGAAGTTCGGCCAGTTCCCCCAGTGGTCGCAGCCGAACGTGCCCGTCTTGAGCTTCGTGCAGTCCGGGCGGTGGCGGTACGTGTCACCGGCCTGAATCGGGAACGGCGTTGTCTCTGCGAGCGTGATCGTATTTCCGTCCACGGACTCCACCGCGTAGCGCCGTGTCCCCGCGTTCGCGCCAGTCAACCATTCCAGCCGGCCGGGGAAGTAGGCGGTGATGTTGCCGGTGAACGTGCGGTCATTCTCAGCGCCGACGCTCTGCACTTCGCCGGCGACCCACAGCGCATCCGCATTCACCCCGCATCCTGTCTGCGAGTCTGCGGGCGTGCCGAAGATCGCGCGGCACGGACGCTGCCACACTGTCCCGATGGTCTGCCGCAGGCGCATGGCATACGACAGCAACTCCGGGATGATGACCAGCCCGTCTTCGGTGCGGACCTCGCCGATGTCGCCGGCATCAAGCAGCATCGCCGAGCCGGTCACCGGGTTGCGCCAGTCAAGCAGGAAACAGTCCCATTCCCCGTCGTCCAGCGCCCCGGCCTCGACCATTTCAATCGTCAGGCCGGTGAGCGTCGTTTTCGCCAGGATGCGCCCCTCGGCGTTCGCCACGGAGTAGTTCACGTCCGCCGCGATGGTTGAAGGGTCAATGCCCTGCGATGCCGAGTAGACCGTCGGCCCGTAGCCGTCCCCGTGGTCGTAGGTGATGTCACGGTCCCACATGGCAAACCCGAGGACAGTCCCGTCCTTCAGCCGGAATCGAACGCACCGGGTCAGGTACTGGACCGGGTTGTCAAGGTTCGATTGCAGCGCAACCGGAATCTGCCGACTCACTCCCAGACCTCCACCAGCTCCACCGATCCGTTCATAACATAGCGCTCCCCGGAGCGGTTGTCTATACTCATCGGGAACGTATCAGTGGCGAAGCGCACGGGCACCCTGAACTCGCCGGACCACGACAGCACCGAGCCGTTGCCGGGCGCGGTATCGAACGTCACAACACCATCCGTCACCGTCGCCGATGCCGGTGTGCCGTCAACGTAGAACACCGGATCGACCGGGTAGAAAATCCGGCGCGCGTAGCTAGCCGAGCCGAACGTGGAGATGATGTACAGGTCGAACTCCGTTTCCGTGCCATCGCCCACGCCGAACACCGCCCTATTGGCTCGGTAGTCGGAGTAGTCCTTGACAAGGAACGACTCTGCGGAGCCACGGCACGCCAGAAAAACCGACTTCAGGTGTGTCAGGTAGGCGTCGTCTGTGATGTTAGCAAACGGCAGCACATATCGGTGCTTGACGTACTCCCACAGCGAACGCCGCCGCTCCCGACCACTGCGCAACTGCTTGATCAGGGTGTTGAACTCCGGCTGCACCTGCCAGCCATAGCCCGGGCACAGTTCCAGTTCCGCGTTGATCGTGGTCATACGCCAAGCCTCTGCGCACGCCGGATCTCATAGCCGACTCGGGCCGCAATCTGCGATTGCGTCTTCGGCGATGTTGGCGCGGCGAATGCGAAATTGTTGGTAACGGAAGCCCCGCCGACGCCAAGTCGGTGATTCGGGGTGATCTCCACTGGTCTGTTCCCGGTCAACAGGTAGTCGCGGCCGTTGACGGTCGCCATTTCAAAGCCGCGCTCGTTGACCTCGGCCAGACTGTTCGCACCGACCCAGCCACCAGATGCGCGGCGTCCTGCGAAGATTCCCGCGATTGAAGAAATCCAGCCTGTAGAGCCGCCGCCCATAGTCCCGAACTGGCCGAATAGCTGCTCGACCAGCCTTTGAGAAACGAAACGGGTTATTGCATTGGCAATTCCATTCAGAAGATTCTTGAACGCATCCGATACCGACTCAGTACCCGAGATGATGTCCTCGAAGAAATTGGCGAACTCGTTTCTCATGTCGTCCATGAGCTGCACCTGCTTCATCGATTCCTCGATGTCACGGTTCGCTTTTGCGATGGCCTCGCCGTACTCTGCAACGGCCTCAGCTTCCATGCCACGAAGCTGGATCGCGGTCGCGCGCTCCGCGTTGGTCATCCGCATGAGTTCAAGCTCGAACTGAAGGTTGGCAAGCATTTCCCTGCCGTACTTCAGCCCCTCTTGAATGCGCTCGTAATCCTCGCGCACCGCCTTATCGGCCGCCTCCTGCTGCTCAGCCAGCCGCCTCATTGTGTCGAGGCGCTCAGCCTCGGTCAGAAGCGCCTGCTTCTTGGCATCATCAAGCGCCTTCAGCGAACCCTGTTCGATCTCGTAGCGAACCTTCGCCGCCTCTCCCTCCTGACCAAACAGCGCGATCCGTTCGCGCATTGACTCCATCATGGATTCGTAAGAGCGCTGCAACTGCTCCGCTTCTCGCTCGGCGTCGGACTTCCCGCCACGACCACGGCGCGCTGCCTTCCTCTGGGCGTCGTATTCCTGTTCCAGTTGGATCTGCCGGCGCCTGATCTCAAGGAACTTATTGATCGCAGCCCGTTGCTGCGGGTCCAGAGCATCCACGCCGCCAGCGGCATTGATAAGCTGGCCGACCTCAACCTGGAGGGCCGCGAACTCGCCCTTGGTCTTTCGGACGAGGCTGACAACCCCTTGGTTGATCATCTGGTCCATCTTCCCGATGTAGTCGGAAAGAGCCTTCTGCCCTTGGGCCAGAGCTGCTGCCTGATCCCTGATTGCCTTGGTGTTGTCATCTACGGCATTCGCCGCGTCACTTTGAACACTACGGAACGAATCGAGTATCCCGTTCAGCCTTTCATACTCTCTCGCGCTGGACGCAAGAGAAGCAATCATCTCCTGATATGTCGTCTTGAGCCTTTTCCCAGCCGGAGCCCCCTCCAGCATTCTATTGGTTGCTTGCTCTATCTTCGCAGAGTAATCATCGGCAGAAATAGCGCCAGACTTCAATTGTTCATCTAGCGCCTTTATCTCTTCTCGATACTTCCATGCGCGACCGCCGCCGACCTCTCTCTCGCTGATGCCAAACATCAGGTCTGTAGCAGACTTGATCTCCTTGGCTGTTTTGCTTATTTCCCTCCCAAGATTAATTATCTCGCCAGCCTGCTGCTGCCGGTTGAGTTCCCTGAACTTCTCAATCGCGGTGTCAGCCGCGCCGTTGAAGTCAATCAAGGCTTGCGATGCCTTGTTCGTGTTGTCGCGGAACAGCAGCCACGATGCAGCCGTGGTGGCGAGCATGACGGCAAGGCCGGCGGGGCCGCCAAAGAACCCGAGCAGACTGCCGGCTGCCCGGCCCCAGACATTCGCGGCGGCGGCGGCCCTGGCCTGTGCGGCCTCCAGTGCGATAACTGCCTGCCGGTGCGCCAGTGTCGCCTGCGCAGCCTGCGCGCTGACCGCAACACTGCCTCCGATGGCCTGCGCCCTGCGCACTTCGGCCTGCGCATCCAGCAGCGCTGCGCGGGTCTTCAGTTCGATAGCCTGAGCGTTTGCCAGCTCGGCCTTTGTCTGCGCGACAAGCGCAGCCTGCGCCTCGCGGAAAGCCCGAACACGATCTCCTAGCTGCTGCGTGATCTTGACAGATGCGAAGGCCGCGAATGCGGCGGCGACCTGCGGCAAGTTGTTGCCAATGAAGTTAATCGCGGATGCCAGCCCAGAAGCGGCCCCCGTCGCCTCGCTGAACCGCCCGATGATCTCGGTGAGATTGGTGCGGACGTTGGTCAACGCCTGCCCGATGGTCGTGTCCATCTTGCCAAATGCGGCATCAATCTCATCGGCCTGATCTTGGAGCGCGCCAATGACCTGCTCGGCGGTAAGCTCGCCCGCCTTGCCAAGTTCGCGCAGCTTGCCGATGGGGACCCCCAGCCCCGCCGCGATAGCATTAGCCAAGGCAGGAGCCTGCTCCAGAACCGAGTTAAGCTCCTCGCCCCGGAGGGTTCCGGATGCGAATGCCTGACCGAGCTGAACGAGAGCGGCCTGCGCACCCTGCGCCGACGTACCAGAGACGACCATCGCCTTGCTGATCGTCTCCACAATGTCCGCGACGCCCTGCCCGCTGAGGCCCAGCTCCTTCTGGTTCGTTGCAATCCGCTGGTAAAGCTCAGCAGTCGCCTCAAGCGGTTGCCGGGTTTCCTTGGCGATGCGCAGCACGTTCTCCTGCGCCGCCACGAACTGGGCCTGCCCATCCGTGACAAGGCGAAGCCTGTTATTCAGATTCGTCCATGTGTCCGCAGCGGCAATGCCGGCAGAAAGCCCCCGCCACGCCGCCGCGATGGACACAACCTGAGCGCCAAATCGGTTTAGCGCATCGCTGGCCGTGTTTGCGCCTTGTGCAACATTCGACTCCAGAGAGCGGCGGATGCGCTTGGCCTCGTTGTCCACCTCACGCGCGGCCTTCGACATGCCTTGCGTCAGGTTTGCCGTGCGGGCCAATACGTCGATGGTCAGCGTGCCGAGCGATCTTGTGGCCACTATGACTGCTTCCGTTTCTTGGCGGCCTTCGACTTCGAGGCCAGGTTCTTGAACATGAGAAGTGCTTTCCCTGGGGTGAACTCGTCATCCCGCTCCGTCACCGGGTACGGCATGAAGTCCTTTTGCGTCAGGCGTTGCCCGTCCTGCCCCTTGATCCCGTGAGCCGCGCACAGCAGCCCAGCCAGAAGCGCAAAGCCTGCGTCGTTTCGCGCCATCGGGTTCAGCGGTCCCCACTTCCTGCGGTACTCAGCCCATTGCAGAAACTCGGCTTGACTCAGGTTTCGTTTCGCTTCTGCGATTGTTCGCCCGCCGACGCCTGCGAGGACGAGTTCGTGCCAGAGTTCGTCGGCGGGTTCGAGTTTTTTGGGGCGTTGACCTCAATGATCGCGGCGAGCAGCGCAGCAGCAAGCGGCTCGGCAAGGTCAAGCGCCTGCTCATAGGTCAGGATCGGATTGCCGTTCTCGTCGCAGACGTTCGTACTGATCTTGGTCGCCGCTGCTTCCTGCCCGGCCATGTGCGCCTTGATATCACGCTCGAATGTCGCGCAGGAATTTCGACGGATATAGACCACGCCCTCGAAATCCTCCGTGGTGCCGTCCTCCCTGGTCAGCGTCCACTTGATAGTTTTTTCAACAGGAGCGCCGACGAATGCGCCAATCTCCTGTAGCCTCTTGAAGTCAATCTTCATGCATTCCTCACCGTTGAATAGGTGGGCGGCGCGGTACGCACGGCGAGGAAACGCCCGCTGACCCGCCCGAAGTTGAATCAATCGCCGTTAGCTACCCGCCGGAGTCAGCACCGGGTCGCCGGACACCTGAATGCCGACAGTCGCAGTGATCAGCGCATTCAGGCTGAAATCGAAGGCGTAGCTGTTCACGAAGCCCTCGAACTCCAGCCACGTCCGGTTTGCCGGGAGGTCAAACACGCACTCGCCATCACTGTCTGTGGTGGCGGCAGGATCGGTGCCGATAGCATCGGGGAAGCCGATCACCCACTTCAACGAAGTGCCCGCAGCCTTGAGTTCCAGGAGGCGAATGTGTGACGGGTCCTGCGGGTCAAGGTTCAGCGTGAAGGAAGCCGTGCCGGGAGTGGCAAGGCCCGCTTCGTAGGTACGAGCGGTGGATTCCAGACAGGTGGTTTCCAGCTGCTCAATGGTGGAATCAAGGCCGGTGATCGAAGTCGGGCAGCCAACCTGCACGACACTGCAACCGTCCGGGTCAAGGAAGTACAGCTCGGTTCCTGCGGTGCGCATTTCAATTTTCCTTCCAACGTTGGGATGTTACGCCTCACGGCGGGGTTAGCGGCTGTCTCACGACAGTCGCGTCGGCCTGTGCACAGACCGAATCATGAGCCGCGTTCCACGAAGAACTCGGCGGTAAAACTGACGCGCCACAGACCGGTGGCGGGCTCGTAGTCCTCACCGTTCCATGCCACGACGTGGTTATAGTCACCCTCGATCGCGTCCCGCAGGGCTGCGGCCACGGATCGGGCGGAACTCACGCTCTTGGCGTAGCAATCGACCTGCACGCCCATCACGTCCTCGGACGGCGGGCAGGACAGCGTGTTAGCCGGCGTGCCGTACACAAGCTGGTGGACCGCATAGGGGCGCTCCTCGCCTTGCGGAGCTGTCCCAAACGGCCAGAACCTCACCGGGTTGCTGCCGAGCAGCGCGGTAACTGCCGAGCTTTTCTTAGCAATCTGGAAAATGTCCGGATACATCAGGTGACCCCCAGCTTGCGCAGCTCTTTGTCGATCTCGGCAGGCGCTGCCGCAGCCACAGCCTGATACGCCGCACCGGCGGAGCTGGCAGCGGCTGGGCGCATGAACGGCTGCGCTCGCGCCTCGCTGGTCCCGAACTCAACGAATCGCCAGTGGGTCGTGTTGCCGCCCGGCAGACCGGTATCGGTCCCCTTCCTCAGCGGCCTCGCGCCGCCGCGGACGCCGACTCGCATCATCACGCCGCCGGCCTGTCGCTCGCGCCTGCGGCCACCACCGGCCACGGCGATGTTCTTGTAGATCGCCTCGCGGGTTTCCGGGTCGTCGATCCGCTTTGCGTTCGCACGCGCTGCATCCCGGATCACGTTCGCTCCCTTTCGGAGCGCACGACGCATGGCGTTGTTGCCGATACGCTCCGGCAGCAGCTTCAGCTTGCGCTCGATCTCGGCCAAGCCCTGCACGTTGACGCTAATGTCCATGCTTCAACTCCGGAACCCACGACTTGCCCGATGCCCAGGGCCGAGGCTCGCCGTGGAAACACACGATCCGGCAATCCTTCCTCGGGTCGCCGTAGCGCAGGTCCGTCTTGAACGACTGGATGCGCCCCGGCCACAGGTCCTGGAAATACTCCCAGCCGCCATGCTCGCGCTGGACGTGCTGGATGAACCCCTGATCTCCCCACTTGGCCGGCGTCACGCACTCGGCCATATGCCGCTGCGGGTTCGCCATGAATGTGCGGTATAGGTGCGAGTAGTCGCCCCGCCACGCCATGACGCCCGAGCCGATGCGACCCTCCTGCTTGCTCGACAGGTTCCGCAGCACGGTGAACCTGTGCTTGTGCTTCACCATCCGCGTGATGTCGCCGACGATGACCGTATCGAGGTCAACGTAAAACGCATCCTCCAGCTCGCGGAATAGCTCAAGTTTCGACCACCACCCCGGCAGGTCATCCCTCAGCGGGATCACGTCTACCCCGGCAATCGGAATGTCGCTCAGGCAGACGAACCGATACGCCGTCCCCACGTACCTCGGGAACTGATCGCGCAGCCACCGCACATGATCCGGGCTGTACTCGACCCGCATGTGCCGGTTGCGCCACACGCCGGTTTTCAGCACGCAGGCAATCGTCCTCATCGCCAGTGTTCCCGAATCCATGGATACGGAAAGCGCGACGGGTCACGCTTGCCGGAGAACAGCACAAGACGCGCGTTCTCCGGCAGCTCGTGCCTGACCTGCCGGGCCTCGTAGACGCCATCGGCATTCGTCCAGCGCGCTTCGCCTCGCCCGAGGTGAAGCCTGATCCACGCCTGATCCGTGCCGATGACGCGAGGGTCCGCCTGCACAATGGCTGGCGTCGTCTGCGGATCGAACTGCTCCCAGACCGATGCCCGCGCTCCGGCGGTCATCATGAAAAGTCCGCCGTTGTAGTGCTGATCGTTTTCGCCTTCGCGGATGGGGTTGTAGGCGTTGATCACGAAGTCCTCGGACCTCGTGAACAGCGTCGTGCAGTCCCGCACCAGTACCACGTCCAAGTCGATGCACACGAACCGGTCGCCGAACAGGTCGCGCGCTTCGTGGCTGAACACCCATAGCCGATTGTAGCAGCCGCCAAGCGCTCGGCACTTGTCCCACAGTGGCACGATCTCCACACGCGGATCTATCCCGGCCGGATCATCGGTCACACAAACCAGTCTGTGCGGAATATGCACATGTCGTTCCAACATGGAACGCAGCACGTTGACGTGCTTGGCTGTGTACTGACACACCGATGGGAGCCGGAATCCGGTTCGCACCGGACGCCATTTGAAGCAGACGAAAGTCAGCTCAGGTACGTAGACAGTCATCCAGCCTCGCCGTTGGGAAACATTGCAGCGCCGAACCTGGCGTGCAGTTGATTACCTGTATGCCCTGATTCCGCTTCGCCCATCGCGCGTACTGCGCCAAGTGCATCCGGCGCTTCGTCTCCGTCGTGTTCGACAGGCCGTTGGTGTACGGGCCGAAAAAGTGCGTGCCGTGCATGTCGAATCCCAGCAGCAGGATCCGGCTGGCCCCTTTCAGCCGGGCCACTTCCAGACCCAGAACTCCGCTGTTGACGGATACGTAGCCCGCCACCTTGACGCGTTCGACGCCCTTGACCTGGTGCATCGTGTACTTCGCGCCCGGCAGCGTCAGCGCCTCGGGGTACTTCCGCCACCACGCCGCATCGGTAGCGGCCAGAAAGTCGGCCCACGGCGCAAGCTGGAAGGCGTTTCCGATGGCCCCCAGGGGAATTCCCGCCGCCCTGACGCGCTCGGCATCCTCCGCCGAAGCGGACGGGCCCGGCGCGAGTAATGCCCACGTAGTCACTGATCCAGCCTGACCCCTTCGCCCGTCATCAGGGTCAGATGTTCCTTCCCCGACTCCGCATCCGGCAGCACCGCCAGGATGTTGTAATACCTGCCGCGATAGACGACGCGCATGGATGCGTCCACGTCATCGCGATACCGGATCACGATCCGCCCGCGCACCTCGGACTGCTCCGCAGCGGCAGCCATGAATTCGCGGCCAGACATTGGCACGATCTCGGCCCACGGCTGGGCGATGGTGACCCACGTCGTCACCATCTCGCCCGTCACCGGGTCTTGCGTGATCTGCTTGGCTTGCAACTGCACCTTGTGACGCAGGTTACCGCTCGCTACCGCAACCATCACGACACCGTCGGACGTCGAATCGTCGTCAGAAGCGCCACAGCCGCCTTGCTGGTCAGGCCGTGGCCGTACCCCTCATGCGACGGCACGGCGTTGTCGCGGCCCTCGCCCTCGCGGAAGCGGTACTGCGACGCCAGCTCAAGCAGGCAGGCAGCGCGGACCACAGGCTTCACCACCGGCTCGCCGTCGCTGTCCAGCAGCGGAACAGGGTTACCGTCGGAATCCCGGACGATGTTGCCGTCGCTGTCGGTCTCCCATTCGTACAGACGCCAGTCCTCTTTCAGCCACCGCCGCACGGCCTCCGAGACTGCCGGAATGAACACCGACAGCCAGCCGTCATCGGCGCTGCCGCCGCTGTCGTAGTCCAGCCGCAGGTGCTCGTATGCCTGCTCTCGGGTGATCAATTCACTCATCGTCGCGCTTCACCTTGACCGGCGCAGTCTTGTCGATGCCGTTCCTGCCGTCTCGGCCATCGCGGCCCTTGCGGGCAAACACCTTCCATTCGTGGTCGTATTTGCCGACTCCCGGCTCGCACTTCGGGTTGTCCACGATGGCGATGTAAGCCGTGCCATTGTGCGTCAGGATGTCGCCCTTCTCCGCAACGACACCCGGCGACCAGTAGCCGCGCCACAGCGGGACCGGGACGCGCTTGGTCACGGTGCCTGTACGGCCCTTGACCGTCACCGTGCGCTCGCCGTCATAGTCCAGCGAAAGTTCAGTCAAGTCCACGCCGTCCCGGCCATCCTTCGGCACCGGGATACGCTCAATGGCCCTATCCAGTTTCTCGCTCGCTCGGCGCTCAAAGTCCAACACGTGCTTGGCGACAGCGGCCTCCAGAAACACGGACACGTCGTCCAGCGTCACAGACTTGCCCGGCTCGCCGGGAGGCGGCGGGTTCTCGGTCAGGTACGCCTCAACCTCCAGACCGACCAGCTGCTTGATACCGTCTGAGGCCAGCAGCTCCTTCACCACGTCGGACACGTCAATCTCGACCGGCTGGGCTTCGATGCTGTCAGGCTCGCGCGCCTTCAGCGCCTCAATCTCTTTGCGCAGCTCCGCATTCTCTGACTTCAACGGCTCGATGGCCTCGCGGATCATCGCGCCAATTGACCGCCCGAACTCGACGGGATCAAACTCTGTCATCGGAAAGCCTCGCTCCGTGCGGCGTCAAGCGCCTTGATCGTGTTCAGCGCCGTGATTGCGCGAATGCCGCGCTCGACCTGCTCTTGATTGTCGCTGTCATCGTCTCTGCCAGACGGCGACGCTGCCTGCGCCGCGTGCTGTGCAGCGGTCTGCATGTCGGGGTGGTTATCGGCCAGCACTTGCAGCGGGAAGTCCTGCTTTTGCCCCCACAACGTGTCGCCGCCGCCAGTAGGCTCAAGGCCAAATCGGAACCGAGCCTCGTTCGGCGTCTTGATCATCCCTTCGACCAGCTTCGTTTCCACTTCTGCCTGCTTGCCAACATCCATCCGGAACAACGGATCGGTATCCAGCCAGATGCCCCAATCCTGCGGCAGGTTCAGGGCCTCATCCAGCAGGTTCTCCATCGCCTCGATGTGACCCGACAGCGCGTCCTCGTGGTACAGCAGGTTGATCTGGTCAACCGTCATGCCTGCGGGGATCGAGCCGATGCCAATCTTGAACGGCGGGATTCCGAACGGCTGGCAAATCTGCTCGTCCGAGTAGCGAAGCTGCTCGACAAGCTGCGAATCGGCGGCTTTGAAGGAGAACGGCGTGAACCTCAGGTCGGCGCCGATCACAGCGATCTTGCCGCTGTTGTCGCCAGAATACTTGCTGTTGAACATCTCTTGCAGCTTGTCCGCGTCCCCCTCGTCGAGTCCAGCCGGAGCCGACACGAGGCCGCCAGGATTCGCCGCATTCTCGAAGAACGCGGTGCTGTTCCGCAGGATGCGGATGTTCTTCCCGGCCGCCAGCGCAGCCGCGCACAGGGGCGGCACGCCAAGCAGCTGATGATGGAACGGGTTGATCCGGTCGTGGATGATCTCAGAAGCCGGAACCGTGATCTGCTCCCCGCCGTAGGTCTCGGGCAGCAGGTTGTTGGCCGTGCCATAGCTCAGCCGGTAAAACACGCGGCCCGCTTCCGACACCAGCGGCTCAACACGGCTCGGGTCCAGCACGTACAGAGACGTGACCACGCCTCGGTTATCGCGCTGCTTCAGGACAAACGTGTTGCCGTCCAGCAGCTTCGACAGAATCCACGCCTCGCGGAACTGCTGTGCGGTCTGGTAGCCATTCGGCTTGCGCAAGACGGGCGACCATGCCGGGTTCTCGGCAACCTCCCAAATCCCGTTTGCGCCCTTCCTCTTCAGCAGGAACGGCAGCTTGCCAATGTCCTGCGTGATTCGATTCAGGCAGGCATACAGCGCCGGGTAACAGGTCAGGTCGCCGCGCTTCAGCTCGTCGTTCTTCTGCCACGCGCCCGTGTAGGGTTCATGGATGACGCGCCAGCCACGACGCCAGTCAGTCACGGGCTTCGCCGCCTTCTCGCGCGTGATGTTGAACCCGAAAATTCGCATCTCAGTCCTCGGCAGCCAGATCGCGCCGCTTGTATTTCCGCTTGGACTTGCCCGTGCGAGGCGCCTCTTCCGGCTCATCGGCCACAAGCTCACGCGTCCGGTAAACGCGGGTCGCAAGATTGCGGCGGATCAGCGCCTCGCCCACGCTGTCCCTCACCTCGCGCTGCATACCGTTCGCGCGGTATTGAATTCGCACTGTTCACCTCGCCGAAAAAGGAGGGGCCGGTTTCCCAGCCCCTCCGAAACGCCACTTAGGACGCGCAGGCATTCCAGTTGACGTGCGCCCACACAACCGCCGAAGCGCGACGCTTCTGCCAGTTGATGAAACGCTCGACCAGGAACGCGACCGAGTTGGTCTGCCACATGCTGACCATCGCGCTGGCGCCGGTCGGCGTGGTGCTGTCCATCGTCGGCGCGTTGTCCATCAGCAGCGACGCCTGATCCGACACCGACACCTGGATGCCGCCCTCGTCGCCGAGGAAGATCTCGTCGCCCTTGATCAGCGCCACCACCGGGCCGTCCGAGTCGGTCGGCACGTACTGCGACGTGAACACCGGCAGGCCGGCCAGCGTGCCGCCGTTCGGGGTGATGCCCGGAAACGCCGGAGCGCCGACCTCGTTGGTCGCCTGCGACAGGTCGATCGCCACGGTCTCGGGCATGACCCAGAAGGCGCCCAAAATCGACAGATTGTCGCCGACCAGCGCCTTCTGGAACTGTGCGATGTCGCAGCGGATGCCCGCCACGGAGCCATCGCCCGAGAGCGTCAGCGGCGCCGTACCATTGAGCAGGCCAGCGGGGGACTCGTCCTGCACAGCCGCCGCAGTGCTGATCAGCGTGCTGTCGATGCGAGCGCTGACCGCACGGGCCAGCTCGTCACGCAGGAACGCGTCAGCATTGACCGAGGCGCGCATCAGCGTCTCCTTGGTCGCAGCGGCAATCGCGGCCACCTTCAGCGGGGTCAGCTTGGCGCGGGTGTAGGTCCACTGCGTCAGCGGCTTCGCGTCACCTTCCTTGACCCACTGGGCAGTGCCGCCAGAACTCTGCACCAGCACCGGCGCGTCGAACGGCAGCCTGCGGAATCGGTCGCTGATCTGACCATACAGCGAGCGCTCGCGCAGGTACTCCACGAAGTCGGCGAATGCAGCGCCGCCCTCGTTGATCAGGTTGCCAGCCCACGTGGCACTGCCCGTATTCGCCGCCGGGACCGCAGCCTTCTGGATCGACTTCACCAGCGATTCGTCGCCCGGATACAGGTTCTGGGCAATCTCGATCTCGTTGCGAGTGCCAGCCTGACCAGTGAACGCCAGCGCCTTGACGCGGGCCATACGGGCAAAGCTGATGCCCTTGTCCAGCTTGGTGGTATCCTTGACCTGCACGTCGCCGCCACGGACCACGGACACCGCAGACTTGGCGCGCTCGTCGCCCGAAACCGCCTTGGCGGTCGCGGCATCGGCGGCCTCGGCCTTCTCGATGGCCTCCAGCTCGCGCAGGTTGGCGATGCTCTTGTCGATCTGCGCAATGGCCGCCTTCAGCTCGTCAAACTGCTCCTGCTCGCCGGTATCGAACGTCCGGCCCTGCTCTTCCGCAGTCTTGGCGAGGGCCTTCATTTCCTCGGCCTTCGCCTTGCGGGTCGCCTGAAGATCGGCGATCTGCTTCGAGTAGTTGCTCATTTCCTTGGTTCCATCTGATTGGGATGCGTCGCGTCACCGCGATGCGCTCGGCTGTCGTCACGACAGTCGGTTAACGCCCATGCGGCTGCGGTTCCACGCGCAGCCCTGCACCGCCGTTCCACGGGCGGATGGACGCTTGAATTTG